CCAGCCGTGCGAGGGGTGACCGTGAGATCTTTACGAAGATCTTGGAGATCTTTTTGCGATAGGCTATCTTTACGTATCGCATATCCGAGATGAGTAAGTACTTTTGATGCTTGTGAAATGTCAGTTGTCATTGGGACATTTAGTAGTCTAAGACTAAGAAATCAAATTTAATAGTCAGGTGTTAGATGGAGGTGGCGGTCTTGGCTGTATCAGTTGCAGTTATTGTTGGGGCACCTATTGCAAGATCATTGGGTGCAAGATTCTCATTTGTTGAAAACATCTCTGTAAGATTTTTGCTACTTGCTGCCATTGTGTACGCAATTCGCCAAGGTGCTATGCCCGGAGTTCTTGCATTTTTAGCAGTATATACTCTTCTTCTTGAGCGTAATCATGAGGTTTTGTCAAAGTTTCCTGATCAGAAACCGCTGTGGCCGTCGAATAATCCTGGATTGCCTACACGAGCACCGACCCTAGAAGGTGAAAAGGAGGTGGTTCATTATGATACTCCTGCGTCAAACGATGGACTAGAAGTGGAGGGCAATTCGACCGCAGAATTCGAAAAGGCTGATGATTTGCATGATAGTAATCCCCGTCTGGCTGAAGCTCCGCTTGCAGATAAGGCTCCAGAGTTTTATAAATCAAAGGAACTCCTATAAAGTACAGACAGTCCGAAATTATTAAATATAAGAATACAAGATCTTATATTTAATATTTATTATTAATTTATCATTATTTTTTTACAGGGAAAACAGGAACTGTTGGTAAATCAGCGAATGCTAGAGTCTTATCAAATTTGTATTTCTGAACAATGGAACAAAAATTTAATTTGTATTCAGGACTCCAAGTTGCGCTGTCTGATTTCCATTTATCTAGAGACCCTAATTTTGGAAATATATTAAAATATCCACGCATTACTCGAAGCCATGATGTATCATCTTGACATGCTCCTGTATTATTATTTTCAAGTGATCCATATTTACACATAACAAATGCAGGTAGTTTTTCATTCCAGATAGGTATAAGTTCTTTTTCTACATGAATATTTGATTTATTAAAACATTTGGTTGACTCTAAGAGTTTTATATTTGAACAACTGTCTAACTTACCTTCATCATCGAGCCGATTTGAATAGAAAATACACTTCTTTGATTTAATTGATAAAGGAGCAGTTGCAGTAGTATTTAGTTTTCCTGATGTACACCCTTTTACCTTTTTCCCTTGGAAGTAATTAGGCATTGATGCAGGGCATATAGCACCACGCTCTTTTAAATGTTTTGAGTACCATTCTGTACAAGTGGGTACACCATTTATACTTTGAGATAAAGAGCATAAAATCTGTCCACTACAAGAATCTGATGTTGATTCTCCATTACAGCACATGGTTATACCCTTTTTATCAATAAATGATTGTGAACCTGCCGGGCAAGTCGTGATATTGATACCATTAAAATTAGTGCCCACGAATGATTCAACATCTTTCTCTTTTTCTTCATTGACAAAGCTTTCGTATATACTTATTCCATACCATGAAAAGTATAGAATAACTACGGTTACTAAAATCACGCCTATCCAGCTTAGACTGACCTCCATCTATTTAACTTTGTTATTTCTTAGGTTCTGCGTCTACCACCTACCGTAGCTCTAGGAGCAGCAGGAGTAGGAAGAGCAGCAGCAGCAGGAGTAGGAAGAGCTGCAGTAGCAGCAACAACAGCAGCAGCAGCAGCAGGAGTAGCTGCAATACTATCTGTATCAGCAAACGGCTTTGCACTAAAGAAATACACTATAATTGATATTAAAAATGCCAAAGCAATTAACATAATAATCGCGAATGCGATCCAAAATCGCACACTACTATCAAACTGGGCAGCTGCTAATTGTTTTTTCGCCGCATCATTTGCTGCAGCAGTATCCAAAGAACTACTCGCATCTGCCCCAAGCTCTCTCAAAACTTCACCTGTATTCAATGGCTTATTCGTGCTTTCATCAATATAGATATTACCACCCTCATCAATTTGCGAAACAAGATCAATGGGATAACACTTCACATTCTTCAACCCTCTAACACCGTCCTTTAGCTGAGTCGATGAATATGCAGAACCAGCGATTTTATTCGTTGAAATTTTATAATAAGATGGTAAAACAGCATTTTGTGTATATGTATCATCAAAATGTTTTTCTACTCCTACTAAATATGGATCTTTATTTCCATATATATATACTGCTATATCGCCACCCATCATATAATTAAAAATATCATCAAAGGTTTTTCTGCGATATGTTTGATCAATCATATTAACTGTGGGAAGCGGATTCACTCTTGCATTTTTCAAGAAAGGATCATTTTGTAACCATTCTGGCACATTCGTTTCATTAATATAAAGATCATTTTTGAAAAGACAAAGTGTATATGGTTTTATTTTAAAATTTGTTTTAGGAGATGATTGTATATTTGTGGTATAATTATTGTATTTCAAACAATAATTGAGAGTTACAAAACGAACATCATTTTCAGAACCTCTGAAATTCATAACATCATTCATTGTAAGTCCCCCAGCTGGAACAGGCACACCTGAAACCCAAGATTTTAGATATAAATTTTCATTTGAATCACTATATTTAACAGGAATGCACATATGAAAGAATTTTCCAGTATCTGACATAAATAAAAGACTGAATTGAAGACTACCAACACTTGGCCATAATGCTGAATGAAGTGCCGAGAATTTCAGAGTATATTTAGTATTATTAAATCGCAAACTTGTGTTTGGGTCTGCACCAGCAATATTCTCAGTACTTAGATTAACCTTATAATAATTATCAGCAGCGAAATAAGCCACTAGATTTGAAGTATCAACCGAAGATGTCATTTTAATTTGTTCCTTTGTAGTACTATCCGTACGTGGGGGTTTTCTACGCATTTCTGTCATGCCAGTAATGCTCTTGGGAATGGTTGTTATGGGTCCACCGCTTAGTGTAAAAGGGGATAATTGTTGTCCATAGGAAGGAAATGTCAATCCTGCCTGTGGTCTTTGTAGAATAGAATCTTGTGTCAGACATTCCTCTGACATCTCTCTAACTTTCTATTGTATTTCCGCTCAAATATCTGGAACGTACCTCGGTCCATCAAACCCATACAGAGTTACTTTAGCATCTTCGCCGGTAGCAGCTAATTTAATCGTGTCTTGATTCATCAGCTCGGCACATCCAATATTATCTTGACAGTCTCTCTTCTTAAAACTTACGGGGAGTGCAACAGGATTGTATGTGTCTGTACGCGTGTAATAGTTGAAGAAGTCACTGCGGGGAGCAACGCGACGACCGTAGAGAGGTAGAACCTTTCCATCTCCAGACGTTATAACACCCATTTGCTGATAGGACTCGGGGGCGCCGCGGGTAGGTACAGGATCTAACGCGCCGCGCACAGGAATTTCAGGTCCATTATCCCACATTCTCTGGGGTCGGGGAGCACGTCTATATCTATCGTCTTTCGCGCCTGAATAATCATTTGATGAATACATCTGATTTTCCGAAGGCATAGCAACAACAATAGGTGCGCGTTCTTGTCCAAGATGGTTTTTTGTAGCTATATAGGTTATAGTTACAATAAGCAGGATAAGGAGTGTTATTTCGGCTGGAGATTTCAACATCTCTCTTTACAATTTATTGAGGTTTATTGTTGCTGAGGGGCAGCACCAGGAGCCCCCATAGTAGGACCAAACATAGTGCTAAAGGTATCCATCATCTGCTTTCCCTCATTCACCATAGGAGCAACAGACTGCAACATAGTCATCAACGACTTCTGCGTCTCGATCAGCTGCTTCGTATCTTTCGTCATCTCACTGATTTGCTCAGGCTTGAGCGCATTCAATGCATTCGCAACGGTTGTGCCAACATCAATGTGAAGACCGCCCTTAGTGTCCGCAGGAATCTCTCCAAGCTTGAAGAGTCCCTTTACCTCGGCGGGCTTTGATTGAGCCGTCACATCGGTCATATTCTCGGTTTCATCGTCCTCCTCAAGAGTCAAATCCTTGGCTTCTGCGTCCTCAAATCCCTCAGAAAGAGGAGAGCCAACCCCAGAAATAGGCGCCTTCATTTTCCTCACTCTCTCTGACACATCAGTGGCACTACTCGCCATAAATCCCTCGTTTTTTTCCTCTATAATTACGATTTTGTTTGTAGAATATGTTTTGACTGTGTATGCAAAATGTGCAATAAGAAGTCCCACCAGTGCAAGTATGCGGGAATCCGTTATTCCATATACAATTGCCCCCACTGCCAGTGTGACTAACATTTGCACAAAAGGAATGCGAAAGAGTGCATATATGAAATAGAAGGCAAAGAAAACAAGTGCTGCCGTATTTGTTTGCTTTGAAAAGGACAGACTCTTCATCTCTATCAGAGGGAAAGAAGAGGTGCAATTACTCTCTGTAAGACCCAAAATGTTGAGCCAACAATCAGAGATATCACCAGAAGACCAAGAATATGAAATTCACCAGTTGCCTTTATTAATGAAGGCATGTAGTGAGCTGCGAGTATGCGAATCGGAGGGAGACTGAAGACAAAGAACAGAATTGCTACAATAAAAGGAATCTTGATCTCACCAACCAAATAGCCATACATGTTCTTGGAAGGGGGGTGGTAGGAAGCGGAATCCATTGATACACCAGGCATGGGCACAGATGCAGATGCAGATGCAGGGGCGGCCATAGAAGCTACACCAGGCATAGAACTTGGCAGTCCAGTCATAGCCGCTCTAAAATCTGCCGGAGTCGGGTGTTCTGTACCAATCATGTGAGAGGTGGGAACACGTGAATCCATTGTTATATTCTGTGTCGAACTCGCCATCTGCTGATATCCCTGAGGCACGTGCTGCATTTGGGACATCGGAGGAGGAATGGCGCGTGCACCACTGTCCGTCGGGGAATTCATGTCTGAAAGTATTTTCTGGACGAGATCACCGTCTCCGCCACTCGTGGTATTGTCTAAATCTGACAATAAGGTTCCTGCTGCTGCCATTCTAACGAATTAATGACCTTCTTGTCTTTATAATCTCACGCACTCTGCCAATTAAAATGACATTGGAACCATAAACCCTGGCGGAACAGGGGCAAATGACTCTATGACGCCGGTTGTTGGGCAAGAAATAGTCTCAGGAGCAAACTGATAGCACTTACTGCCTATGCGATAGGTTGACGATTTCATGTCATCAATCGAAGGAGCCTTTTTAACAAAACACTCGTCGCCCTTGCAGACTGGAATTAACATAGCAACAGCACCGAATCCAATAATAAAGCTAAAGAGCATTGCAAATTTCTCGGTTTTCAGAATTTCGTACATCCTTAAAGATTCTAATCCTACTGTAGAATGTTCGGCCATTTCCGCGTGATTCCATTTATCATAGGTGCAATCATAGGATCTATATTGCTATACTTCCACAAGCCCGAAAGACAGATCATTAAATTGTATCCTCATCCGTCTGAAACGGTGAATAAAGTATATCGTGATCACAATGAGGTTTGTTATAAATATACCAGTCATGAGGTTGATTGTGATGCAAATGAAGCGACCTTGAAAGAATATCCTATTCAAACATGATTGCCGCTGCTGCTTCCCCCGCGCCTATAATACCCCTGTAACACCCTTGTTCGCTGATCTTTGGCCTCGCCCACGGTTTTCCCATGTTCGGTAAAGCCGCCTCCTTGCATAGGGGCAGTTTCCTCTTCTTCTTCGACTTCCTCAAGAGGGGGCAATGAATCACGCACAACTTGCCATGCCTGTCCAAGAATGTTAGGACCCTTCCATTCATTCTTGTCCGTTGCTAACGGATCATTTGCAGACATACCAATGCCCCAACGACCCTCTTTGGGATCCGCATATACCAGAGTATCAGTCCCCGTATCTCTTAGTATTTGATTGTATCTCGGATGTTGTGCAACCAATGCCTTCAGAATATCAATCCAAAGTCCTCTCGGGTTTTCTACTTCTCCTGTTACTCTTGCAGCTACACTGCGTATGAAAGCAGGTGAGCGAGATTTCAAAATAGAGGGACCAAACTGAGTCCTACGACCGAGCTGCGTTATTCTCTCCAATTCATACGCTTGGATTAAACTATTATATTTTGTTGAATTGAATATAAATTCTACCATAGTATCTGGAGATAAAGCACCATGCTTGGGTTCGGTAGGATCTGAAAAGAATATAAAGGTCACCTCTTCCTCAGGTTCTTCTTCCGTAGGCTCAACAATAGTAGGTGTAATAAGTTCTCCTATCTTTGTCATATCTTCAAATGCAATGCTTCTTAGTTTCATTGCATATGATGAATGCCCAATCTTTTTGACTTGATAAAATTCATCAGGAAAAAGCTGGCGAATTGATAGGCGTTTGTATTCTTTCGTCCACCGTAAAGGAGAACGAAGTTGTGAGCGAACTGTATCAAGACGGGTGAGTTCGCGCTGATATTTTATAACACCAGTTGATGAATGAGTTTCGCGCCAAACTGCCATGGCATTCTTTAATGCTTGAAGTGTCTCATCATATTCCTTTTCAACTAAGATAAGTTCATTGCGGCGAACTGCTTCGGCTTCTTTGATTTCATCGGGTAAAGAGGGGCGGTAAGAAGGGATTTCTATTACTTTTGCTGGTTCACCTCTCATTTCAGGCACTTGTAAGTTTCCGTCGGCAGTGAATTTGAACATGCTAGGGAACTTCGCCCGGGCACGAAAGAATGAGGCACTGTTCTTAGGAATTGGTATCTTCTTTTCACGTTTCACAGGTGCCTTTTTCTTTTTTTCAGATTTCTCTTCGACTTTTTGCTCTTCGACCTCTGCTTCTGCCTCTTCTTCCTCTTCCTCTTCTTGTGCATCTTCAGTGTTTTCACTGGATGCATTGTTTTCAGAGTTTGTGGCATTTGATTCTAATTCCACTTGCTCCACAGCTGCAGGTTCTTCCTTAAAACCGGCTGCTCCGAGCAGAGTTCCTACTATGTCTGCCATCTAACTCTTCATATAAAAATCAACATAAGAAGAAATGACTTCCGCAGGGCGAGAAGGCATGAAGATATCAATTGCATTAACCGGCTCTATTCTTATGGGAGCCATTGCAATGGTTCTCATAACAAATGAATTTCTTCCATATTTCATGAATGTAATCATAATTCCTCTTATATCATATGTGATTGCCGTTGTTATAAGTATTATTTATCAATATTCTGTTTGTAATCAACTTACTATCTCAAGTATAACAATTGGAGATTTACTCGTACCTTTAACAAATATTGTGGTGGGTATTATATTATTTATAGAACAGGTTCCAATTTGCAAGTATATCTTTGGAGAATATGATCCAAGAAATCCTGTATCAGGATTAAAGTATGATCGTAATTCGGCTGAGTATGTTGAAGCACTGGCGACCGGAGATCATTACAAATTACAACTTCTAACGAGTATTGTTAAATCCGCTGTTCCAGTTTATTTTTCAAATGAACTCAAAAAGGGATTTGTGTACTTTTATTGGACTCTGTGGGGAACTTTACTGCCCTTGTATTTTTTGATAGGAGTGCAAGGGGTGTGTTAAGAGTCTTCTAAGGCTGTTCGGGTCCCAGATACACATATTTGGGAACACCTGCAATCTTACTGGCTTTCTTGTTAAGAACATAATACCCCTTTTGCATTTCCTTTTGATTTGTATGATTTTGATGGTCAGGCGGTGTCCATTCCTCTTGATTGAAAGATGGTCTTCTTACCATGGCCGAAATGGCAAGTACAATGAAATAGGATACGAGAGCCCAAGCTAAGCAAAATAACCAAAAGGGAAACGGCGTGTAACGATCTTCGTTCTGGCCAATTCCAAACTCTTTCCAATTACCGTCCGGAGTAAACATGTAAGATGGCTTTAATATCAAAACTATAGCCACACCTACTAAATACAAGATACCCGACAGGATAAATACTAACATATTGTCCTTCTTCTAACTTTGGATTTAATATTCATCTTCACGCATTGCGCCGTCGGTATAATCACCGTCCATACGAGTTCCGCCTTCGCCGCCGTCTTCCCCACCCATATTAAATCCGAATAAATCTGTTGCACCGCCTTCTTCACCTGCACCTGCATAATCAACAATACCGGCCGCTGCTCTCTCTGCTCTTTCAACTTCATAACGATCCTCATCATACTTGCGAATTGCCTTGCTACCGCCTGCTGCCCATTTGCCCATACCCAATGCTTTCTCGGTTAGCTCCACTTGTCGTCGATCCTTTGTCATACGATCAAGCTCCCCGATAAACTGCTGCTTCTCCTTCTCAGCCCTCTTCTCAAGTGCATTACGAATCTCTTCCTCGCTGGGAATCTTTGCACCCACAGCATACTTTGTTAGACACTGAGCTAAGGCACGATACAGAAGTTTCATATCAACTACACCCTCGACCAAATCATCATCGCCGTCAGGAATATTATGCGGGTCAATGAATTTCTGGATGATTCCCATGACATATGCACGCATCAAATACGATAACATCATACTTCCACCAGGGATCAGAATTGGCCGCAAGACAGCGAATATATTCCGACACAAATCACTCAACTCTTTTACAAAGGTTCGAACCTTTCGCAACAACAGCCCCTTAAGCTCGGCCTCCTCACCAATAATTCTCAGATAATTGCCCAATCCCTTTTTCATGATATCCTCCTTTGTGAAGTAACTCAGATTATAGGTATTAAGAATCTTGAACCCTGTAACATCAACCTTGTTTAACCAGCGATTGAAGGGCACCAGCAAAAATGCACTCACGGCCTCTCCACATTCACGAGGTGTCTTTCTGGTAAATGTCTCGATGTAGCGGAATACATCGGCACCTAAACGCGCACGAATAAACTCCTCCTTCTCACTCACAATCTGGACAAGACGCTCAGCAGCAGTCGCAATCTGGATTTTCGTCGCGCCAGAACCCAACTCGGCCAAAGTAACTTGTATGCTATTCAAAGTACTTCTCCAATTCTCAATCGGCTCAGGTACAGTATCAGCCAAACGCGAGAAGGTTTCAGATATGAGAGGAATATACACCTTATCATCCTTTAACACCTTCATCTTGAGACGAGCAATTGTCAATAAATCTTGCGCAGTCTCCTCATTAATTATGATACCTTGTGATACAATATGTGCCTGGATATCGGCAGCTGTCTTAGCCTCTTCTTCCTTCTGCACCTTGGGATTTGCATCGGTTGAATAAGGCAGATTAGGATTTTCCTTGAAATTCAGACCGCATTCAGAACATGTTAGAGTGAGCCCGAGTTTATGGTGCAGACCCTTGTTATCTCCCTGCCAGCACAAATTTACAAAGAGCTTATAATATTCTTTCTCGTCGACCTTTCCTTCCAAGACTTTCGGCATTTCGGTGTAAAAGGTGGTTGTTAATTTACCACCTGCCGTGCGACGAATGCTTCGCGGTTCAAGTGTAGGGAGTCCCTTGTCAGACCAGAAAGTTGTAGCCGATGTAACTGGATGTAGACAACACGTTGTCTCAGAAATGGGGGCGTCAGGATTGAGTGCGGCTGATCCTCTGGCCACAGTGTGAGCCATACGAATCCAGGCAGTGGCCTTCTTTTCAGGCGTGGCAGATTCTCCCATAACCGCATCCTTCGCCACATCCTCCTCTGACATAACGAAGGGGACAGGGCGAAATGATTTGGCAATCTGGTCGGCTTTCAAGCCGCCGACTTTTCCGAAGAGTCGTGTTCTATACTCGCGCTTCCTCTGCAAGAGAAGCTGCTGCTCAGGATTTTTCAAGAATGCATCAATCTGCCCTTTGATAAAGGGGACAATTGTATCACGACGCTTCACTAAATTGTCCTCCTTTTGCAGCGTCGTCATAGACCAGGGAAATACCTTTTCATTGATGCCGGCCACAATACTGGCAACACAAGTAATGCCTGTCATTGTCTCGGGTCCCTCCAGCGGATATCCAAGAAATCCATCCTTGCAATCTGCACTGGTGTAATATACTACATAATCAGGCATGCGCGTTTGTATATTCAGCAGTACAACAGCCGCCGCGGCAGTGGCGTAGCGGATTGAATAATATATATCAAAATCTTGCGCTCTCTTGCCCTTCGTGGCAGCAGCATAGGCTTCTCTGGTGGGCAAGGTTGCCACATAGCTACTCAACAAATTCACCATGGACTTGTAATCCTCCTTCTCAGGATCTATGCCAAGACCACTTGCAATTTTCTTCATAGTTCTATACATTTCATTTAACACATCATTCCCAAAGTTTGCCTCGTCTACCACATCGGCCGGTCCCGTGAAAAGATCGTCAATTTCGCTCTGGGCAATAGCAGCCTCGTCCACCATAACAGATCGCCCCATCATTGGTCGTCCCTCATCGTCAAATTCCAAACCATTATCGAATTCCAAGTCTGACATGGCCTGTCCACAGACACGACACACGTATTTGCCGCTGAATTGGCCGCCAGAAAATTTTATCAACATTTCTTTGTGCAAGGCATCTTTCTCAGCAGGACGCAAATATTCTTGGATTAAGATGAGTTCGTGACCACACAATAAATGCTTCTTACATACTCTGCACCAAACATGATCATCCTCGGTGCGACCACGGAATTTGTTAAGAAGTTGCATCAGCCCTTTTATCTTCGTTACGTCGCGCGGCTCGTCGCTGTTACGTTGAGCCGCCTTGCGGATATCGGCCAACTCTCCCACGTGCTTACATAAATTGACTTCAGGCGGCTCACCAGACTCTTGGATATTTTTCTTGAGACGGTAGCCCAAATTGATGGCCTGGATGTACAATTTGCTAACATGGCGTATACGCTCTCTTACAACGAGATCTGGCTTTTGTCCGAGAACAGCTAAGAGAAGATCAGGATATTCTATGAAAATGAAAGAAAACCAGTTGATATCTATGCTTGCGAGATCGCCCATGTATTCCTTGAATTTTGCGTAAATCGTTTGTAAGAGGGGCTCGGATTCAACGCGTGTAAGAAGACGTGCTGAGTCCTCTGCGCTCAAAAGATTGTTTGGCTGGAATTTCAGATTTGCCATCATGACATTATTCTCTTCGCGTTGCTTGGCCATAAAAAGTCGCAGACCAGCTAAGCGCCGCTCGATCTTTTCTTGAATAACTGTGGCCTGTTCTTTGTTCCATTCAATTCCTCGGGCTCCGTAGCCGCGCAAGGCGAGCCAGGTATCATGCAGACCTGAGACATTTATATCGAGACTATTCAACCA